CACCCGCTGCAGCACCGCCGCCACCAGACATCAGACTGCCGAGAATCCCGCTGAGCCCGCTGCCGCCACTGGAGTCCTTTGCTTCCTTGACCCAGTACGGATTGTTCTCCGTCCCGTCCGGTTTCCCTGTAGACGATGTGCCAGTGGGGACGCCGAATATTTTGCCCGCAGCTCCCAACAACTGGTGAACGATACCGCCACCACCATCGCCCGAAGGTGCGCCTCCCGGTGCACCGGGGTCGTCGGGAGAAGAGCCAAGGCCCGCCTCGTCTGCCATCCTGACGTACCATGGCCTGGATTTCGATCCGTCTGGCTTTCCTGCTCCCGGAAGCGTTATGCCAAGCTTCTCGCCTATGGCCGCGATGCCTTTCTGCATCTCCGCTTTGATCGCGGAGTTCACCATCTGTTTGCCGATGTCCTTGAACATCTGCGCGAAGCTGGTCTTGCCGCCCGTCACCAGTTGCGTCAGTTGATCGGACAGCTTGTCGAAGGCCGAATGGAACGCCTCGTAGATAATCGCGGCAGCGCTCTTTGCGGACTTTTCCATGTCCAGGAAAAAGGCGTTGACTCCGTCACGAATACCCCCGAAGCGAAGCATCAGCGCCACCGTTTCGTCGGTGGCCTTATTGAACGCGTCCTGCTCTCGCGCTGCAACTTGCAGGGACTGGGCGTACGTGAGATTGCCACCCTGTGCTGCCTTCATGGCGACAACTTCGCGGTTGAGCTGGTTGATTTCCTCCTGGTACTTTTCGATGGGCGAACGGAGTGCGGTGGAGACCTTCGCGTCCTCCTCTGCCCATTCCGCCTTCGTAAGATCGATCATCAGTTGGCGCTTCTGTTGAAGCGCTGCGATTGCCTCTTTATCGGTCGCGGTGGCAATCTGCTGGTTGATCGCATACAGCTTAACCGCGAGCGCAGCCTGGCGCTCGACTTCGACGAACTGGCCAGCAGCCGCCACGGCGATCTTCTTCGTCGCGATGTCCTGCTGGAGCGCGAAGATTTCCTTGTTGGTCGCATCCACCAGATCCACGTTCTGCTTGCGAGTGAGAAGCGCATTCACCTTCGCCAGCTCGGGAGCCATCTTCTTCAGTTCGTCGGAAGTCCGGTTGTAAGTGAGCGCGAGCATGGCGTTCGCCACGGTCGCGCGCCGAACTGCCTCCTCGCCTTCAAGGTGCGCCGTGGCCAGCGCGCGCGTCTGCTGGATCGACAGGTCGGCGGAATGCTGTTGAGCGACAAGCTCCTTCCCGTACTCGTTGAGGGCCTTGAGGTTCTCCTCCACGGCGACCATATAGCTGATGGTGGCCTTCTCCGCGTTCGTAAGAGCCGGCCGCTTTTCGTCGAGCAGCTTCGTGTTGAGTTCGAGGATGATCGCGTCGGCCTTCTCCTGTGCCGCAACCTTCGCAATCACCTCGGGCGTCCCGCCCAGGACCCCGAGGTATGCCTTCTGTGCCTGAATGAGCTGGTTCAACTTCAGGATCTCGTCGCCATAGAGATCCTTCTTCTTGTCCTTCTTCGTCGGGCCGAGGCCTTCGGTGTCGGCCTGCGGCAACTCAGGCTGGGTGGGAGAGGGACCCTCGACCTGTTTCTTTGCCGGAGCTTCCCGCTGCGCCTTCGCTTTATTCAGCGCGTCAATGATGAACTGAGGTGTCAAGGACCCGAGCATCTTGCGCGCAAAGGCGAGCACCGTGCTGAACACCGACTCGAAAACCTGAACGATGAAGTTGTTGGCGACCAGCTCCATGAAGCTTTTCCACATGCTCTTCATGAAGGTGACAACCTTACCGAACGTGTCGCCGAGCCACGAGAACACGTTGCCCATCACGATCCACGCGGCGTTCCAGATATCGCGCAACTCGTAGGTTGTGCCGCCCAGGCTGAACGTCGCGTCGCGGAACTTATACAGAAGCGCAATGAGTCCGGCGACCGCAGCTATCGCAATCGTCACAGGCCCGCCCACCGCAGCGACCGCTGTGGCAAGGCCGTATCCCGCGGCTGCCGCGATCCCCTCCTCTGCAGCCAGCGAACCGACCATCCACACTGCTGTCTTGAGGAAGCCCGCGAATTCGGCGAGAGCCGGGATCACCTTCGCGAGCCCGGCGAATCCGATAACGAGCTTTGCGATCCCGGCTCCGACTTTGGCGAGACCGCCACCGGCGAGATCAGCAATCAGAGGAATGGCGATCTTTGCGAGTTGCAGGCCCGCCAGCGCCTCGAGAGCGACCTTCAGCGCGTGGGCGTGCTTCACCGCGAATTCGAAGGCCACACCCGCTGCGTTGATGGCAGCCGTGAGTTTTGTTCCGAACTCCTGCGCGAGCTTCGGAATGTCGAAATCCTTGCCGAGGTCCTGCAATCGCTCGCTCAACTTCAACAGAGCAGGGAGGACCGCAGCCGTGAGCTGGATGCCCAAACCTATCTGTGCAGCGTGGAGTTGCGTCAGAACTTCGTGGTACTGGTGCGCTTTCGCTGCGACGTCGCCGCCGATCACCAGGCCGAACCGCTTTGCTTCCTCGGTAAGCTGTATCTGGTTCTTTCCGAGGTTGTTGAGCAAAGGAATCATCGCGGCTCCTGCCTTGCCGAACAAGGCCATCGCGAGCGCAGTCTTGCCTGCGCCATTCGCCATCCCGGCGAATTTCACAGCGACTTCACTGAACAGATCGGAGCTGTCCTTCAGGTGGTGATTGGAATCTGCAACCTGGACACCGAGGCGACCGAAGATCCGCTGGAGCCCGGCGTTCCCGTTCTGCGCGCCGAAGGCCGACTTCGCCAGCTTCTCCATCCCTTTCGCCATGTCGTCGACTTCGACATGGCTGATGCGGGCCGCGTACGCCAACGCGGAAAACTTCTCGACCGTGGTGCCGGTGGCCTGTGCCAAACGGCTGAGCGAGCCTATGGTGCTGATACTGGTTTCAACCAACGCGGCGGTGGCTGCGGCCAGGCCCGTCGCGAGAGCCACCGCTGCGGTCCCGATCTTCTCAAGCGAGCGCTTGATGTCGTTCGCGCTCTTCGCGGACAACTGGCTCATCTTGTCCATCGACTGACTGAATGAGGCCGTGTTCGCCTTCAGATCAATGGTGAGTGTTCCGACGACGATGCTCATGATTTGTTCTTCGGGAAGCGCGAAAACGCGGCCATCACCTGCTCGCCCGTAAGGCCATCGGGCTCAGCGGGCTCCGGCGGTTTGTGAACCATGAAGTCTTCTGCCAGGATCGGCTCATCGGGCCGGCAAAAGCTGAAGTTGGCGGTAGTGGAGGCGAGGATTCCGACGAGCAGCTCTTCGCGCTGCCACGATTTCACCTGTCGTTTAAGGAGAGCGTGGACCTGACGTGGCGTCATCTCCAGCCATTCCTCGGAAGACAACCCGAGGTCGTGCCGGGCGATTGCCCACGCGTCCAGCCATGTACGCGGCGGATCTACTCGGCCGCTTTGGTAGGGTCCGCGGCGGGGGCTGCCTCACCTTCGTCTGGCGGAACTGCTGCCGCAGCCCAGGCAGCCAGAATGCCCCGCTGAATCGTCACGAGATTTTTCGGCGTGATCAGATCCCCGATCTCCTCGATCGTGTACTTTGCCCCGGCGCGCTGCAACGCCAGAAACAGCAACGCGCGCATGAGCTTTGCGGACGGCCGGACGAGGTTCGCGTCCCCGGAGAGAACGTTGAGGCCCGTTAGGTCTTCGCACTCGATCAGAACGTTGTGCGTGATGACGATGGGCCAGGTCTTGCCATCCAGAAGGATCTCCACCTTCTGGACGAGCTTGTCAGCAATCTTTCTCACCATGGCTTATACGACCGTCTCCGTGATGTTGCCGGTGATCTGAACGTCAGCAGCGAAGTCGATCTTCTTGTTCGGTTCGAACGGCCCCGTCTCGTATTTGGTGATGAAGCCGGTGCCCATGGCCGTGTAAACCTGGGTGCCCTTGTTGATCTTGGACGTGATCTTCCACGGGAAGAGCGACTGGGTCTGCGCGAGTTGAGCGATGTTGAGCTGGCTCGTGTCACCGGTGAAGTTCCCAGTGAGGGCGATCGTACCGGGTTTGATGAGGCCGGGGATCATTTCCTCGGTTGCGTTGGGCGACTGGAGGTGCGTCGTGTCAATCGCCGGAATGGAGAAGTTGGAGGGCTTGATGCTCGCCAGCTCGGCCATTGGAGTGTAGTCGGTCGGGCTCGCGTTGTCGCCAATGGAGAACGTCGCGAGGTAACCGGTGTTCGCTTTAGACTGCGGCATGTTGTGAAGCTCCTTTAGTTCTG